TCGTGAATCCCTCGCCGCCGTTCATGCAACTGATGATGGTCGAATTATAATTACGGACCGCACTGGTCCTGAACATGACCGAAATGGTCTTTCCGGTCTGCTTGAAGTCTCTCGCAAAGATTTGGGAGTTGACGGTAAGTCTGCCGTCACCAGAGACTCTGCAAGCCGTGTTACCATCGTCATCAACGTGCCAACCATCACTTGACCAGTTGAAGCCAGTAAACTCAACGGATACATCTTCGTAGGTCCATGTTCCGGGATTTGCATCGTTGTTTGAACGACCGGCTGCGGAAAGATACAGACTCATATCATCCGTAACGGGGTTAACTTCGATACTGGATTCCGTGACTGTAATGTTGACTGTATAGGTCGTAGCACCAGCCGTAATAGAGATGGTCTGATTTCCCACCGTCAATGCCTTGGTGGACAAGGCGTGTTTCTGACGGTCTACCGTGAGTTGCTGCGTTGAGCCATCCATCAGAGTGATGGTAATCGGTGTGGTCAGCGTATTACTGTAAACGTAATAGTTGATAAGCACCGTCTCGTACTGAGCAACCGTATCCGTATCCCAGTCGCTCCAAATGACCGGCTTGGTGTTTCCACTTTCGATTGCTGCGAACTCGTAGTAAAGCTCGTTAGACGAGACCTCTGCGCCATCAATGGTCGCATCGAACCAACACTTCAGAGTGTGCTTTCCGTGGGTCTGCGCCGCGATCTGCAGCGTCATCTGCCGTCCAGACGAACTCGTTACAACATCTGGCAGTGCCGTGCCGTCCAGTTCGAAATGGACCGTCTTTTCAGCAATGCCTGTCGGAGTGTACGGGAAGATGAAAGCACCCGTGACAGGGGTTGAATTGTCGAACGTAGATTTCAGAGTGAGGGCAACCACGATGACCGTGTAGTTGATGTATCTCGTCTGAGCATATGCGTCCGTAATAGAGACCCTGATGGTGTTCGTACCTGTGTTGAGGTACTTCGTTAAATCTATCGAGAAAGGACCTTGGGCAATGCTTCTGGAGACCTTCTTTGCGAGGTTCACCGTGACATTCAATTCGCCGGCACCGGTCGGAATCTCATCGAGAGTCGATGACCATGTAGCCGTAATAACGCATGTTCCACTTTCGGAAATCGACTTCTGCAACCACCCGGACGTGTTTACAAGGGAGAGGGTAGATACAGTCGAAGATCCACCGCCTCCTCCACCACCGCCGGCAAACGGACCAATCGGATCACCGACAGGAACGCCATTCGAGGTGAGGATGAGGTAGCCGTTCTCATCGGAATAGCCGCCATCAATCTTAGCGCCGAGCAAGGTGTTGAGTTGCGTTGCCTGAGCTCGGATAGCATCGCCGACCGTCTCGTATTCAACGTAGTCAAACGTCGTACGGGCATCCTCCATCTCGGAAGACATCGGGAGCGTTATGGCTTGGCGCTCATAAATCTCGTTCTCCAAGTTGGACTGGAAAGATGATGTGCTATTGGTCAATTCCGAGATAGCGTTAGCAACCACCCTGTTCGCAACAGGATTATCCGAGGACGTATCAAAGGCATCGTCAGTCACAACGACCGGAGTCTCCTGAAGCGCTTTGATAGCCTCTTCATTGGCCTTGATCTGAGCATCCATGTGTTCGAGATTTTCAGCCGAAAGGGGTGTCGCAGTGGATGGCGAATCTACCCACCCGACCTTTGTGTAAGCCATCTGTTCATCTCCTTATCGGGATTGTCGCCGCTAATACCAATTGCTTTAGCTATGGGGGATACAGCGGAGTTTTAGTTTCTAGAGAAACACTTGTATTAGATTGCGAGTAGTAGTATAATACAGGTATGGAATATAAGAATAATAACAATATCGTATATAGCTGTAAGTACCATGTGGTTTGGTGCCCTAAGTACAGGCGCAAAGTTTTGACTGGCGATGTGGAAACTCGTCTAAAAGAACTCATCATTCAAATCTGCGAGGATATACAGGTTGACCTCATGGAGATGGAAGTCATGCCTGACCATATACATCTCCTGCTTGAAGTTAACCCGCAGTTTGGCATTCACAAGGCTGTTAAAACAATTAAAGGAAAGACTTCCCATGTGTTGCGAAACGAATTCAAGCATCTAACAACGAAACTGCCTTCTCTTTGGACAAACAGCTATTTCGTTTCGACTGTTGGCGGCGATCCGCTATCTATTGTAAAACAGTATATCGAGAGCCAAAAGACATCGCAGAGGGAGTAACACTATGCACAAAGGATTCAAAGTTCGAATATATCCGACTAAGGAACAACAAAATACTTTGCTAAAGATGTTTGGCTCATGCAGGTTTGTCTATAACTATTTTCTTGCGGAGCGGATTCGTTCATATAATGAAGATGGAGTCTCCTTGTCATACTACAAAACCACAAACATGCTTACCCTCCTAAAGAGAGACAAAGACCATTTTTGGTTGAACGAGTGCGACAGCATGGCACTTCAGGAAAGTCTTCGCAATCTGGATCGGGCATATCAGAACTTCTTTAAGGGAAACGCGAGGTTTCCAAGGTTCCACGCCAAGCACGGAAGGCAATCTTACCGAACGAGAAACCAGTCGGGCGGCATCCGTATTGTCGGAAATACCATCAAAGTTCCTAAAGTTGGTTTTGTGAAATACAAAGGTCTTAAAAATTTTGACGGTCGAATTCTCAATGCAACGATTTCCACGTCTGCAAGCGGAAAGTTCTACATCTCACTTTGCGTAGAGTTGGATAATGTCGCTCTTAGCAATAACGGTTGTGTCATTGGATTAGATGTCGGTATCAAAGAGTTCTATACTGACAGCAACGGCAACAGTGTTGCAAATCCCAAGACATATCGTAAGCATGAGAAAAAACTCATTCGCGAGCAGAGAAAGCTTTCTCGCAAGAAAATAGGTTCCAATAACCACAACAAGCAACGCATCCGTCTTGCCGTGCATCACGAAAAGGTAGCTAACATCCGCAAGGATTTCCTACATAAAGAGTCTTTTAAGCTGGCTAACGAAAACCAAGTAGTATGCGTAGAGGACTTAAATGTCAAGGGAATGCTTCGCAATCACCATTTGGCGAAGGCTATTTCGGATGTTAGTTGGTCAGAGTTCTTCAGGCAGTTAGAATACAAAACCGCTGAGCGTGGAGGCATTGTCGTAAAAGTGCCGACCCTCTATCCAAGCAGCCAGATCTGTTCGTGCTGCGGATACCAAAATCCAATGGTAAAGAATCTTGCTATTAGGCAGTGGGAATGCCCGAAATGCAAGACACATCATGACAGGGACGGTAACGCCGCAACAAACATACTAAACAAAGGATTAGAGATGCTTGCATCCTAACAAAAACATAAGTACCGTGGGGCACACGGAAACTGGCAATTAGCCTACGCTTGTGGACATTGTGTAAGACTTAAGGAACCTTAAGCAGTGGTGGTTGAAACAAGAATCCCTTGCCTTTAGGCATGGGGAATGTCAAGCTTTGAGGTAAGCCACACGCACCGTCGCTGATATTCCAGAAACCGCTGATGCGCTTGCCCTATAGAGGTTCAGATATACGGTCGTACCGCTTATGAATGTTATCGGCATACATGATGAAGAGTCACTCAGGGAAACGATAGTAGCGGACACGGGAGTGTATCCGCTTACGGAAGCCGAGGCTGAATACTGATTGCCCCTCGTCCCTATCGTTCCGGCTGAGAATGAACAGGAAGAAAAAGCGAAGTCTTTGTACACTCCCTGGTTTATCGGTATGCGCCGGTTGTCAGAGGTCTCGTATGCAGCGTGAACATTTCTTGCCATTACGCACTCCCCTCTGCTAGTCTGCACGTCGCCGTTCCGCTCAATGCGCCGTTAAATGCAATCGAGTGTTCGATGATTCTGACGGTTAAGCCGCTGATATATTCGTTCTCCATAAACGCAAGGTCGCCGGCATCAATACGGGGTTCGCCTCTGTAAGTGAGGTCGTACTGAATGTTGTTCGCGAGATAATCCGCGATCCATTCAGCTTGGAGAGAAGCAAGCGTGTCATTGGAAACGAGCGGGTTGGACCACTCTTCCGTAACTCCCGTCGTATTGACTTCCTTCGTATAGACGGTCTCGCTCACGTTCCACGTATAACCGTTTACGGTCATCTCATGTTCCCCGGAATAGGATGCCGTGTTAACTGTTATATAATATGTGGAACTGTCCGTGATTGTCATTACGGATGAACCGTCTATCAAAACCGTCGCATCGTGCGTCGGGCTTGAGAAATAGAACGTGTACGAATCGATTCCCGTAAGGTCTGCCGTGGCAGTCATGACGTTCTGAAGCTCTGTGCCGTGAGAATAGCTCGTCTTTATGACATTCAGATCCTTGACCTTCTCGTCCTTCGTTCCAAGCGGAGGTTCAGACATGTTTGTCCGAGAGAAAGCAAAGTCTGTCTGGTCGCCGAAGATGATGCTGTCGAGATAGATCCTGTTGTAGACCGGCGCTTTTGTGAACTCGATGACCAACTTATCCATTCGTGGAAACTCGTGGTCGATAACATTTTCGAGTTTGAGGTCGGTCATTGTATAGGACTCTTGGAGAACGTCTTGAAGATAACTGTGGAGTATCATCTCCCCAGGTGCCTTTTCACGGAACATAATGGTCATGCTATAGAAATCAGAGGCGGCTTCGAGATAGATGGTGACTTTTGGGTTTACATCGAACGTACCGAAACCACCAGTGTCTTCAGCCGTTGGATACAATGTGGATTCCGGGTATAAATCCGTTGCGGGATAAATCGCATGGCCCATCGCCATCTGCGTTGATACGAAACCAGTAACAAGGTAGTTTCGTCCGCGTGGGATGAAGAACATGGATGAATCCGTTTTCCAGTAGTCCTTGGTCAACATCGCGTAGTTGATTTTGGACCTACCATCGATAACGGCTTTCAGGTCGGAAAACTCAGTCGCATCGTCTGAAGCTATCGTCATCCTTGACGGATTAAGCTGAAGCTCTATCGCCGACTTGAGAGTTATCTTGTCATCCCTGTCGCAGTACAGTTTGCATCTGCCGGCATTGGCAATAATCTGCAAGGCCTCTGCGTGTGTCACGGGCGGCATCGGATTAATGACATCCATCTGCTGCAAGTACGGGTCAACGTAATACTCTCTCGGATCTACCCCGGCATCCGTAAGGACATCGATAGCAAGGTCATAAAGCGTCGTGTTTCCGTAAACGCCTCTGTAGTATGTGTCCGTGAGGTCCGCGAGTTGGTCAGTCGCCGTCATGGACATCTGACGGTCATCTGCTTGCCAGGTTTTCAGCTTCGCCGTTGCGCCGTCCATCCAGTAAATGGAGCCGTCATTCAACTCGTATCCGTAGGAAACCTTGATTTCCTGTCCGGATTCAAGGTAGTTGATGCTCGACCTTGGATTGTTGACATCCCACGAGCCATCATAATTATCGACCGTGATTGACAAGTCAAGCGTGGGCAGGGAGTCCGTTATCGGAGATACCGTTTCGGTTTTCTCGACATTAACAAGACTCCTGTTATCCCACGAGATGCCGACACCCATGAACATCTTGTCTATTCTCAATCTACCCGACCCATTGCTCATCGCAGTAGCCGTAATAGTCAGATAGGATGTCCCATCGAAGATGTCCGTTGTAATCCAGTATGGATTGTCGTTGGTGTAGGAATAACTTACTGTGCCGTTTGTTACGGTAAGGGCTGTGGGGTATGCTCCGGGCGCGAACTGAATCGTCAGTCCCTTGATGTCGTATGATGTGTCGAATCTAATTGTAAGGGAATCAAGGATGCCATCACTGACCGCGCCTTGATTGTATAAGTACGTTGCGGTTCTCGGCGGGAAGTACATACTCCCATCGCACTTGAACCAGTCTTGCTCCAATGTAACGTAGCGGATGGACGGCGAATAGTCGTCGAACAACATCGTGTTGTTGCTGATATATGCCGTTCCGGAAGTGATCTGCGCATTCGCCTGTGCAAGCTGATTGATAGCACCTATCGTGACCAAACAGTATGAATGATTACGGAGATGCTGCTCCATCTGCTGTTTGTAAGCAAGGGGTGCTTTTATCATCTCAAGCCCTCCTTACTCCACGATGCCGCAGTCAATAATGTTAACTTTGCACGATGTGAAATGAGTCGGCGAATCATCATTCGGGTCAAGCCAATACGGCTGCGCTGAACGGTCGCCCGGATAGCATTTCAGCGTGATCCACTCATTGCGAACGACATCCCAGAAGCGGCATGTCACAAAGAATTCGCTGAAACATTGAAGCATCTCAGACCACTGTTCCCTCGTAAGCCACGGCCATTCCAGCTGATCGAGTTTGTAAATATCTCTTCCGACCTTCTGCCCGATGACCTCTCCGTTAGCGTTACGACCGGAATCCACGTTGGTCGAGACGATATAGGTCATACCCCTTTTGGGCGGGGGAAACGCGTGACCGTTGACGAAAAAAACTGCCTTGTCATCTGCCACTTTTATGACCTCCTTGCAAAATAAAAGGCACAGCCCACTTTGACATGAGCCGTGCCGCCATCGTTACGTTGTCGCAATCCGTCCACGGAAGTTATACCCGGACCGGTTCTCAGAACGTCTGATGCCCTGTCCAACTTTCTTGGAGTTCATGTATACGTTAGTATCTTTATCTGCAATCCGAGTCAGCAGCTCGTTTTGCTCTCTCATGAGAGCCTCGTCACTGTTTGCGGAAAGCGCAAGTGCCATCGCTTGGGTCATCCCACTGGTAATGGTCGCCGAATCAATATTGGCTTTTGCATTGACCGGAATATTGAATGTCGGATTCTGATACGCTTCCATTCGCGGCTTCAGAGTTGCATCAACGACGCTTGCTACTTGGAGCGTAGAGTTCTTCGCAAGGGAAAGGCTGTCTTCCATTCCGACAGCGAGTCCCTCAACAAGGTAAGAACCGATTCTCGCCCACGATTTTGACGGAGAGTGCTCTTCGGTAGCCTCTTCCATCGCATCTTCCATCGCGTCGGCAATCTGTTCGCAGACCTCGCGGAGTTCGGCAAGTCTGTTTCTTAAGCCCTCGATAAGACCTCTGATTGCATTGTCGCCGATTTCAAAGAACCGCTGCCCCATGCCGCTGTTTGGTGACGGGTTCTCTTCGCCGAAGTTGAACCATCTGACAACACTCTTCGCCCATTCCTCAATCGGGGATTGAGTCTCGGCGTATTTACTGGATATCGTTTCCTTGAATCCGGTCACGACATTCTCAGCAAACTTGGTCCACGTGGTCTTGTTGATGAATCCATCATCCTCACCGCCCGGACCAGTGAACCACGCTAAGAGGTCCTTCACCCACGTCTCTGTCGGTGACTGAGTCTCGTTGTAGTAGTTCGTAGTTCCGGTCGCAAATCCTTCTACGACATTGTGAGCATACTTGTCGAATGCCGACTTGTTCATCGTGTCATCAGCGGATCCGTTTCCGGTGAACCATCCAACAACACCCTTGACCCATGTGGAGATGGGGTTTTCGGTCTGATTGTAGTTCGAACTGATGCCAGAGGAGAACCCGGTCGTAGCCTCCGCGCCGTAACTAGAGAAGGTGGAATTGTTGATCTTCCCTTGCGAACCGTTACCAGTGAACCAGTTGATAACGGATGTTACCCATTGACCAATGGGTGTTTCGGAAAGATTGAAGTTTGCAGAGATTCCATCAACGAATCCCTTGATAATCTCGCCGCCGGTGGTCTTGGCAGTCTCGATAACCTCGTGGAACTTATCTGGGATTGAACGGATAAATTCAGAGGCCGCGTCGCCGATTGTCGTTGGAATTTCGGTAAATGCCAGCGCAATGCCGCTAAGAACACCTCTGAGGATATCTTGACCTGTCGGCTCCATCTCCTTCGCAGGACTGTGAATTCCAAATACTGTGGCGAAACCTTCAAGTACCATAGCAAAGAAATTCGTAATCGGCTCCAGGATAAAACCAAAAGGAACGGCAAGACCGTTAATAGTTCCGGTTATAATCGCAAGACCGACACCGGGCCAGTCATGATTTGCGACAGCCTCTTTAACCTTTTCCGGCATTTCGGCAAACCGTTTAATGAAACCCTCGGTCATGTCGAAATTGAACAGCGTCTCCGTAAATGTGGTTCCGAACGCTTGAACTGCCGACTCTGCTGCTCCAATTAAAGCGCCGATGATTGCGCCGACAACTATACCAGCCGGACCCGCAAACGCGCCGATTGTGCCACCAAGAGCAATTCCCGCGCCAAGGTTTCCAATAAACCGTGTAACACCTTCAGGAATCAGTTGATCAACCCATGACCAAATTGCCTCAAGGATATTACTTCCGACAATCGAAAACGCTGCCGGGTTAATTTGCAAGCCGCCCGCAACGAGTTCCGAGAAATTCGGAAGGAACGTACCGGCAGAAAGGCTTTGAGAAATCCATTGCCCAATGACCCCGCCGATTGTCATATTGCCAGACAGTTCAACGCCGAGTCCCGCAGCGAGTTTGCTCGCAAGGCTGGAGGCAAGCAATTTTAACGCTCCACCGCCAAGAACGAACCCGGCGATCTTCTTTATGACCACGGCGCCGATAATGATTTCTACGGTATCTACATCCAGTTCTTTTATAAACTCTCCAACACCGTCTAATAGATTCTTCCATGTGTTTGGATTGTTAACAGCTGTTTTAACGGCTGTATAAAGTCCCTGGACCCATGCATCTATTGTATTTGCCAACAGTCCCCAGTCAAAGGTTCCAAAAAACTCCTCCAGACCTTTCGATATGGAGTTTCCAAGATTCGTCCAGTCGAATGTTTCGCCGAAAGAATCGAGCGCATGAAGGACCGTGTTTAATGCCCCTGCAACCGTCATTCCGACATCGCCAAATAAGCGAGGGGAAATCAGACCGTTAAGAAATTCTGCAAGCCCAGTGCCAAAATTGTCAGCGGCTGAATAAACATAGTCCCAGTCAATGCTTTCCATTGCATCACTGAGGACGTCACCAATGTACTCTCCAAGTTCATACAGGGAACCGATGTCTGAGATGTAATCTTTAAGTGCGGAGTCAGCCTCGACCCACGAACCACCACTCGCGTTTGATCCGGGAGCACCGCCACCGCCTCCACCACCTCCACCGCCTCCACCGCCGGAAGCGGAATCAGTGTCAGGTTCAAGGACGTTCAGTTCGTCAATACCAAGAAGGTAGGATTTTAACTTTTTAGCGTTGTCGGCAGCATCTCCTGTGCCACCCGCCATGTCATTAGCCGCATCAGCTGCACCACCCATGACATCATCAAGATCGCCAAGACCGCCGCCACCCTCTTCGTATCTCCAGCCGAAGATAAATCCAAGGGCATCGGATATGACCTTCGCGAAACTGGTGACCGCTTGGATGCCGGCATTGATAGCCTTGATGACAGGCTTGATGGCATTTACAATCGCACCGCCAACGGTAGCGCCGAGGGCCTCAAAGTTCTGCTTCAGCTGACGTATCTGGTTTGCAAAAGTATCACTCGTGCGTTGGAAGTCACCGGCAATGTTCTGCGTCTGAGCCATGACGTATTGATAACGGAGCATTGTTTTCTCCGCTTGCGTCATGGTCTTCATGTTCGCTTCAAGACCGTGATTGAGCGCCCATTCCTGGACCGTTGCCTGAGTAAGGTCTATACCGTAAGCACGGAGCGGACGGCTCTGACCAGTGAAGATCGAGTTTAACTTTTCTGCAACATCGCTCTGAGACTCATCGTAGAACGACGCAAGGTCGCCGGTAAGTTTCGTAAGGTTGAGCGACATATCTGCCATGGAGTTGCCCGTTGTGTTGAGCGTCGCTCCCATTTTGTACAGATTGTCAGATGCCTGTGCCACTTGCCGCCCGGTGATGCCCATTGCCATTCCCATGGCTTGGTATCTCGATGCGAACTTCTTCGCAGAAAGCTCTGACAAACCAAACGACTGAATTGATGTCTTTGTGAAGTCGTTGAGCTTATACTGCATATTGCCGAACGTGTGATCGACAACATTCTGAATCTCGGTCAGTTGCGAGGATATGTCTACCGCTTTGCCGATAGTCTTTACGGCTCTGAACAGTAACCAGTATGTCGCATAGACCTTTCCGATTGCAGCCGCAAGAGATATTGCGTGGGGACGTGCGCTTCTCATGCTCGAACCAAGGGTATTTATCCTTGGGGCAAGTGAGTTCGCGGCGACGCCCGCCCTACCGCCTTGAGCAGCGAGATTCGCCAACGCATTTGCCATGTCAATGACATTCTGATTGACACTTGGCGCTCTGGACAACACTTGCAACATGTACTCAAGCTGAGTCGTCAGAGCGGAAAGATTGCCACCCGCAGCGCGTCCCGCCGCCGCAGATCCAAGCGAGGCTAGTGCGGTTGTTAATTGCTGAAGATTGGCAACTACGCCCTGATCAATGGTGAGGCCGTTAATCGCCGACGATAATTGCTGAAGTCCGGTGGCAAGCGCCGGGAGATTGGTTGTGGCGTTCCCTACGTTAACACGACCAAGGGAAGACATCACTGAGCCAATCATCGCAATCGAATTGACGGTGTTTGCATCGACCGAAAATCCGTTAATTGCAGTGGCAAACGTCCTTAACTGCGATACTATCGACCCCATGTTCTGCATTGCCGCAGAAACGCTTGACCGTCCGAATGAGCTGATGGAACTTGCGACGGATCTAATGCCGGTAACATCTATCCCGCCGCTGATCGAACCAACTGTGCTTGCGAGATTGTTAAGGGCGCTTGCTACTCCCGTGACCTTAGATGCATCAACGGTTGCAACAGCGTTCATGCCGGACGCGATGCTGTTGAACGTGGTTTTGTTGACACCTGAAGCCTTAAAGGAACTGGCTGCATTCGCGAGGTTTGATATCCCCTGGGCGAGCGCATCAAGGTTCCCGGTGTTTGAAATGTTCAACGCACCAGAGAGACCGGACAGCTTTTTCTCAAGGTTGTCAAGGGCTTGTATTGCGCTTGCGGCATCCGAGGTTATTTTTATTTGGAGTTCGTCTACTGTAGCCATTTAACCTCCAAACTGCCGTCAGAAACCTTAAGACGGCTTGTCCGATTTAACACGCATATGATTGTATGAAATTGCATATGCTTCAAACCGTTCTGCATCGGATAGAGGTTTGACCTCTTCATGTTCGGTCGTGTACGGCTCTGACGGATATTTGTGCTTCTTTGAAAAGCAACTCGAAATTGCTTCTGCAACATATCTGCCAGTGAGCCAACACTGATAATCCATCTCCTTCGCACGGTCTCTTATGACATGCTCGTAGGAGAGTCTGAACGGCTTGATTGTTTTCGGATTAAGGGTCCAGAACACATCAAAAGGGACGCCCCACTGTAACGCGCGTGGAAGAAGTCCCTCTTCGATATACTCCGTATATGTCGAGTACTTTACTCGTCCGTCTTCTCCGCCTGTGCCGGAGCCGTCCTCTTCTGGGAGTTCTCCAGCATCTTCTTGAAAAAAGGCGAGCTCTGCAAAGCCTCAAGGAAGTCCGGGAGCAGCGTGTCGATATCGCCGCCGCCCATGATGTGCTGATCGAGAAGTCTGTCAGCCTCGTCCTCCTCAACGCCGGCAGTCACCGCAACAAAACCGGTAAGTGCCGAGAAGACGTTTTCCTTCAGCTTTGCGAGATTTAAAATGGGACACCCGGCTTTTTCAAGCTTACGGATGTCCCCGAAGTTGAACTCAGGCATTTTATATGCCTTGTTGTTAATAATGACACGCTTTTTTGCCATAAGTCTTTTACCTCCCGTTTAAGACTAAATTACGCGCTCTTGGTGATAACAGTGGACGGAGTAACGACGATAACCATTTCTCTGACACCGTTAACCTCGCCGCCGGTCGCATAAACAACGTACTCACCCTGCCAGGTGAAGGTTCCGTCTGCGCCGTTTGCGCCGAAATCAAGCTCGAAGTAGCCGGCAGTGCGCTCATTTGCCTTTGCAGCGTCATAAGCCTCGGAAGTGTAGTTCGCAGTGAACTCCATCGTATCGAGGGACTGGACGCCCGCTACGAAGGTCTGGGTGGTATCTTCCAGGTCCGTGGTCTCAATGGTGTCCGGTGCGCCGCCAAGGTCCGGATAGGACTTGATCTTGCACAGCTGCGTAAGGTTGGTGGAAGTTGCTCCGAATTTTAAAACGGTATTAATAGTGCTATGCGCTTTCGGCATTCCGTTTATCCTTTCCATTGCCAATTTGGGCAATTAAAAAACTCCCGTGTAAATACGGGAGTACCTACTTACTACTCGTTTGATATTTGTATCTTCGTTCTCGATGAGCTCGGGTCCGAAAGTTCTTTGGAACCCAAGATTAATCATGGTCGCATGGCTTGTCGCGTCTATCTCGTAGGCCTTGGACAGTGCTTTCTGTCCGCTTGCGAAGCTTTC